TTATTTTGTTGCCTGCCGGAATATTGCATCTGCATGGCTCTCTTCAATCTCACACTTCGCCACCAGCTTCTCAAAGAACGGCTTCCAGTTCCGTGACCATGACGACTGAGTGAGGTCCGGCACCAGCACGTTGATAGCCCTGAATGCAGTACTGGAAGGCATTCGGCGATATCCACGGCGTGAACAGCGCTCACAATCCTTGTCTACTGGCGCACCTGCGCGCTTTGATGCTTCCAGATCCCGTACCCGGCCCGTTCCGTTACACCGGCAGCGTGCAGACTCCCACCCCTTCCCATCACAGTGACTGCATTTTTCTCTGACCAGTTCAGATTCAATGCGTGGCGGTATTTTTTCTTCACCATCTACAGCACTGATATAACCCGGATACTTAACAACATCGCGCATAACTTCCCGGAATCCGGTCCCTTTACAGTGCCGGCATGGTGCTGTCGTTGAGGCTGAGCGTGAATATTCATCGAATGCCAGCTTTGACAGTATGACCAAGCAGCGACCAAGATTTGCACCCGCCGCTTTCCGGAGAAGCTTTGGTGCATTCCGACGGGCATACTGCAGGAGCTGCTCAACGGTACGGAAGGTCTCTTCGTTGCTGCCCGTCGATTTAGCCAGAACAGCAGAAATCCCAAACGGTGCTTTAGACTGGCAGAATCCGATGGCACCCATCAGGTCTGTGCCGGTCAGTGATTCGCTTCCGGTTGCGCGTGAAGAGTCGGTGAAGCTCTGGCTTTTCGGATTGAAATACTTCAGTGCTGATTCCAGTTTCATGCGCACCTCGTTACGTTGTTCATTTCCCAGTCCGCATCAATATCGCTTTGCGGTTTGGCGGCAAGATAGTTGAATGCTGACTTCCCGTTTTCCAGAAACTGGTGTGAGCGGGGATCGAAGGTGGTGCCTATATCGCCAATCCATCCCTCACCTTCACGTTGCTTGAGCAGACGAATAATCGACGGTGGCATATCCAGGGCGCGTTTCTCCCTCTCATCCAAACCCTGCGGCCCCTGCTTATCAAGCTTGCGCTGCGCCATTTCACGCGGGATGTTGCGCCAGACCGACATTACGTTATCGGGCATATCGGTCAGAGCACCGGTGCCTTTGACGTCCATTTTGCCAGTGGGTACCGACTCGTCGGTTTTACGGGCGTGTGTAACCAGAATGACATGGCAGTTATGCTCGTTCTTGAAGTCACACAGGGCATCAATAAATGCCTTCTGCCCGGAGGCATCTTCTTCATCAAAGCCACACTTTGCCAGGTTATCGATGATGAACAGCTCGATGCCATACCGCCTGCGGGCATAAGCAAAGATTTCAAGGAGGCGGTCGGCTTTGGCTGTACCGGTAAGCTTGAATACCCAGAGGTTCTCGCTGAACCAGGCATTACAGAGCGTAATCTCTTGTGGTGTTGGCGTTGCCGTACAGATGGCCTGCCGTGTCAGGCGAGCCAGCATCTTACCCGGCTTGAGCTCCAGAGAAGCGATGCAGGCGCGCGTGTTCTGTGCCATGGCTTCAATGGCGATATGGCCCACCAGCTCCGTTTTACCGTGCCCGTTGACGCCATTCACCAGCGTCAGCTCCGAAGCGCGAAATTTAAAATTGTAATTCAGCGAGGTCCAGGGTGTTGTAAAAAGCCCGGCATCACGGTGTTCGAAGGCGTCGATGGTTTCCTGCAGCAGATCGGATGCCGAGCAGAGCTCACTGGGGTCGAAGTAGGTTGATCGCTCCAGATAGCCAAAAATATCATCATCGCTGACGCCTTTTGTGAGGCACTCGTTGATGTCTTTGTACGGAAGCTCAACCAGGCGACAGCGGTGCTCCCCCAAGCGGCGGGCAATATCTCTGGCTGCTTCCCGCCCGACATCGTCGTTGTCGAGGCTGAGCAGAATTTCATCGAAACGGTCGAGATTATGATATTCGTACTCAATCCACTGCTGTTTAGCCCCCTTTCCGCCACCGAACGGAACCGACAGGGCCGGGTAACCCAGCTGCGCATAGCTCATGCAGTCAATCTCACCCTCGCAGAGGATGAGCAGCCGCTGTTTCGGGTCCAGAGCCTGCCAACCGAACAGGCAGGGCTCGCAGTTGGCTTCGGCCATGATCACTTTTTTTCCGCCCGGCCGTTCGGTGCTGATGCGCTTGACCTGCAGCAGCTCGCCATTGCGGATATACGGAAATGCCAGCGCAGGAAGCTCGCGCTTTTCGTCGCCATGCCAGACTACAGCATCGCTGATCCTGAATCGTTCAGCGGTCTGCTGAGTAATACCGCGTGAGGCCAGATACTCATAGCACTGCGACGCTTTTTTAACGCCCTGCTTTTTGGGCCGGGCAAAGGTATGTTTTTTGGCGGTGAAATGATGATCGTCATCCTTCAGCCCGAGAAACTCCTTCGCTTCCCGCATAGCTTCGTGCAGACCGCAGTTGCGCACCAGCACCCATAAATCCAGCAGGTCACCACTGTCGCCGCTGGCGAAGTCAGCCCAGGTCTTTTTGCCCGCCAGGTTAATTTTGAGGCTCTTGCCCTCCTCGCCGCTGATGCTGCCCACACACCACTCGTTAGCCTCCCTGTGGCCGTTTGGCAGCAGGTATTTCGCCACCCGATCGGCACTATTCCAGAGTTTTTCTGAGAGTTCAGCCGGTGTCATAATTCACACGCTCCGCAAGTCAAATTTATCAAAACACCACATCACAAAATCCATGCCCAGCCATCCATGGTTGTATCCAGACACCAGAGCACGCTTAAGTCGCTGTCGCATGTCATAGTCTCCGTCCGCCACTGTCGGAACGCAGAGCATCGAAGTTCAGGAAAACTTCGGAACTCTCAGTGTCCTGGTAGGCGTAGGGCCGGGTGGCCCCTCCAAAACCACGCTGTGTCTGAGTCTGCTCACTCGTGAGTTGATCATTCCAGCGCTCGCCGTTCAGGTACGAGGTCGGCAGCATGCGGTCTATCCCCAGTTGCTGAACGGCCAGGCGGGACTTGATATCCTGCGCCAGCATCGCCGCAAACTCGCCAGGCGTCCCCTTCGACACCGCACGCCACGCCCTGAACTTCGTGCCAAAGGCCGTTCTGGCCTTCACCTTGGCGTCCTTGCGGAGCCCTGCACCCCAGAAAATATTCTCGAAGGCCTCAGAGACCGGATCGGGTTTATCCGGATGCATGCCGTCATCCGACGCAGGCTCCAGTTCGGCTTGTGCAGGCAAACCTTCGAAATCCGGATCACCGCCAGTCCGATCCGAATCGGACATAGTGTTTTTATTCCCTTCCTTCTCCTTTCCCTTCCCTTCCTTTCCGTCAGTGAGTCCGATATGAGTACTCACTGAGTGCTCACGGAGTGATTCATCAGTACTCATTGAGTCGGTATGCTCAGTCGGGCATCCATTCAGTGAGCAGCCACCATCCAGCCCGGACTCTTTCACTGAGTCGTCATTAAGCACTCCCGGAGCAGGTATGGTTGTGGCAGACGGGCGGTTTATCTTCTGATGTCTCGAAAAGCCTTCGATGTGGAGATAGTCAACACCATTCACTGTGTACTCACGGAGTAATCCGACACATGCCAGTTCTTTTATCAGCGGCTCACAGTCGATCATGTCCGCCGGGAAAATCTGCATCTTGATACGTTTTGGGGAGCGAACCAGGTTTCCTTTATCGTCTGCAAAATTAAACATACCGATGAACATCAGTCGCGCCTCATAAGAGCACTCAACGACCTTTTCATCGGTCCAGAATTCAGGCTTTATGGTTCTGATGCGGGCCATCATCAACCCTCTTAAAAAACTGTTGGAATTGCCAGACCGGGCGCATACACTCATGCTCGTATCCGGCGCGTAAGAAAATTACCTGTGACTTTTCCCGGTCATACCCCGTGACGTGCACCACCACGCCACGGGGATCGCGGTAATGCCTGTCCAGTACCTGAATGACATTCTCAGATGTGCTCATAGCAGACTCCCCTGGCGCGAACGTGTAGCTTTACGACGCCCACCGCTGCACGAACGGAACCGCACCCACTGACGGGCCTCATGAAGCAGATCGTCGAACATGCGTCCCTTACGGTTTGCCTGAGAGCAGCGGCGGTAGTAAGACAACGCAGCCTCTGCCCCCCCTGGCATCTTCTGCCGCCACGCCTTCAGCCAGCAGCGTGCTGATGATGTTTTTGCGGATGAAGTCATGCGGATGCATGGTTACTCACCCCATTTCAGGATCTGGAAAATCCCCATTTTTGGATGCCACCAGCGAGTGCCGCGGCATTCCGCCTCGGACATCATCTGACGAAGCGCAGCCATGAAAGACGCGTGATTGACGATGCCGCGACTGCCCAGCTGGCCATCGGGCGTCATGAAACTGTGGGTATCGGTGGGAACGTTATAGGCACTTGCCAGCGTTTTGCACTTCAGCGGTGACATACCGAGTTTCGCCTTCAGTTCGGCGAAACCAATCCAGCCAGCCGGTACCGAACCGCGCTTGATGCTCTCAACGGTTTCAGCAACGGACTCGATCTTTTCCTCGACGTGCGAGATGCGCTTTTGCTGACGAACGGCATCGGCGGCCATCGCAGCGATCATCTCCATTTCGGAGAGCGGCTGATGACTGACAACCTCTTCCAGCTCACGCCAGCGATCGACCAGACGGGCAGTAAATTCAGGACTCAGTTGGGCAACAACGATGATGCTGTCGCGCTTGCCTTCTTCGCCTTCGAAATTGTAAACCTCACCTTTTACGGTGTGACCTAAGTTATTGATTCTTTCGACAAACGCCACTGGCGGTAGTCGGATAATGTCGCGTTCAGCCAGCCTTTCGATACTGCGCTTAACGTCACTGTGACGACTACCCACCAGCTCGGCAATATCCAGGCTGGTCATCGATGGTTTGTTGGTGATCAGGTTATTCATGGTTTGTTCCTCAAAGTTGGTTTAGCCACCAGCACATACGCGTCATCCACCGGGTCATAGCGAATGCCATCCGGCAGCAGCGGTTTGAAGTAGCGCGGGTCCAGCCGATAACGTTTGTCGATGGCTGAATGACCGATAATTTTTCGTGACATGTCACACACTCCTGTACAGCCAGAAAAGCGTGATAGCGTCCAGTACAATGCAGACCAGCAGCATGACGTTGAAGATGCGATCGGGGATGGGCTTCATGATTGGAACTCCGTAGCTCGATCATGAAGACCATCCTTAGCTGATGGGTATAGATCGGGTCTCACCTCATGCGGGGTAACCATCCAATCGACAAGCTCACAAAGAGGTAAAACAAAGCGCGGAGGGATTGTTGATTTGATAAACCATTGATTAACGGCCTGTGGTGTTATGCCCAGGGCTTTGGCTATCCCTCGTTGAGAGATAACTAGTGTGATTTTTTGTCGTATGGACTCGTTCATCTTTCTGCCATCAAGTCTAAATTGTCATAAACTCATTATCATCAAGTTTTAATTGACATGCAAGTTAGACTTACGTGATGTAAAATAAAATCAAGATACGCTTTATGGCGAAATGTGCTCAGAAACAGCAACAGAGGAGGTTACATGTCAACTGCAAGCGCTATAACCGAACTACTCAAAATGAAAGGCTGGAGTCAGGCTGAATTAGCACGTCAGATGGGAGTTAGTGCGCAATCCGTACAGTACTGGACATCGGGAGTAACCAGCCCCAGAGGTAAGAGGTTGGCCGAACTGTCCAAAATAAGCGGATTGCCTCAATCCTGGTTTCTGGGTGAAACCGAGGGCGTAAAACTCTCTGCTCCTAATGAAGAAAAACGCAAAGATAGCGTAACATTTCAGGTAATGGATGTTGAATTTAGTTGTGGAAGTGGAACCAGTCTGAGGGGGGATTTCGTCGATGTTGTAAGGTCAATCGAGCTCGATCCGGAATATGCAAGCCAGCTCGTTGGCAACAGACCTTTCAAAAACGTTGAAATTGGAAATGCCAGAGGTGATAGCATGAGCCCTACAATCTCTCCCGGTGATCTTCTTTTTCTCGACAAGACAGTTACTTATTTTGATGGGGATGGCATTTATGCGTTTTGCTTTGAGGGCGAATGTTATGTAAAGCGCCTTCAGAAAATCGGGTCGAAGATTGTTGTACTGTCTGACAATTCTAACTATCAACCTTGGAGTATTGATAAAGAAGCTACAGATTTACTCTACATACAATCCAAGGTAATTTCTTCAGTGCCTTTCAATATCAATAGATTCGGCTAGCTTTTATGATGTTTGCATAGGGCTATTCTCCATGGGTTCTTAAAAGCAAAAATCAAATCAAGTTTAACTTGACGACAAGAAACTCCAGAGCTATTCTCACAGCATCAAGTTTAACTTGATTCATGAGAATTGAATTATGCTTACTGGAGGGTTTATGTTTGGATCTTATGATGGGCTTACTCTGGAACCAGCTTCCGCTTTAAGCAATATTTCCTCGCTAATTAGTGCGGTGAGAATTATTGGGCTAATGGAAGGCGAGAACTATAAGGGAATCAATTCTGAGCTGATGGAAATAGCTCATGAATATGCCATGGCGGCCTCCGACACACGATTCCTTACCCCTCAAAAAAGTAACGCCGCGTTTGCCAGTTCATCTTCGACACCCCTCGGCCCCTTCTACTACCCAACCGCCAGTACCATCGGCAGCCGCATCAAATCCATGCGCGAACTGCGCAATCTCAGCCGGTTTTATTTAGCCAGCAGCGTCGGCGTTACCCGTTCCTGCATCGAAGCCTGGGAAGAGAACACCACCATTCCAGCCAGCGACAAAATCATCCCTCTCGCCAGTGCGCTCAGCTGCGATCCGATGTGGCTGCTTACTGGTGAAGATTCTACTCGGCAGGCTTCAACAGGTATCGGGGAGCAACAGCATCACCACGTTTCTCGGCCAGCTGACGACTTACCTTAAGAAGATCTTCAGTGTTAGGGCTAAAAGCAAGGGCAAGGTAATCACCCTTTCTGCTTTCGAGGTATCTGAGGATATTTTTTTCAACCATTGCACTGACCTTCTCTATATGAAAGCAGTCCTGAGACGCGCTATAGAGCAATACATATGTATCAGAAGAGGAAAATATGGATAAGCTTAATGACATGACCGTAATCCTTCTTGAAAGTTCTGACTTTGTGGGGCCGGGAATTTTACACGAAGACGTTCAGCATGAAGTTGATATGGCACATATCGTGATCAATGGAAATAAGCTCATTAAAAATCGCATGGGCATTATTTCGGATGAGCCCGCCACCTTCCACGCGGCCCGGCAGAATACCGGAGGTGCGAAGTGAACAACATCGGATCTGCCTTTAAAGGTATTGACCTTGCGTCTGACTCATTCGCCATAAATATTGCCTGCCTGCTGGGTGCGGGCAGGGTATTGCAGATGTCAGATGACGACGAATTAAAAATGATGGGCGGTAATGTATTAGATATTGCCCATGACTACGCTAATGCTGCCGCATGCGCTGAGAGCGGAGACGTAAAATGAGCAACCATGAAGACAGTATTTTAATCGAACGGGCTTTATCAACCACCAGGGCACTTATTAATTCTCGTGAGCAACTTACCGGTAATGACGTGGAAAGCCTTTTATTCCAGATTCAGTCATTGCTGCTTAGCGTAAACATCGATGATAACCCCACCAGTAATATTGCTGCTGAAAAGAGGACCAGCAATACAGATCTTAGTGACGAAATTTTTGATGTCACTCTACTGGCCGGAAAAATAAAACACACTACGCAAATATATCTCCAGGGATGTTTTGGCCCTGATGACGCAGACAACATCCAGTGCGTAATGACAGCTGTAATATCAGACTTCGCCAATGAGTTATTTAAAAGACTGAAAAAAATAGAAAACATATTCTGCTGATTACTCAATAGATAGAAGTAAATTACAGCGCCTGCGCTGGGGATAACTGCAACCGAATTTCAGGAGTAATCAAAATGCACATTAAATTCATGTTAAGCACTGAAGTTGATCCGCCTTATATTCAAACTCTGGAAGCGCTCGTTGATGACAATATTTATGTTGTTGCTGAGTTTGTTGATATTAACAAAATCCCGGCAAAGACGATCAAACACATCAAATCTGTTCCGGGCGCATTTAATGCTTTGCTGATAGCGCGTAAAAATTACTCTGACGCCTTAGCGTCCATCAAAGTAGATGGTGAATACAATGAACATTAAAGACTCAACCGCATACCGTCATGCCCGGACGTGCCACCTTTCAAAGCATGACGTTCTGGCTAACCTTTTTCTCCGCGCTGCATACGGGATCAAATAATGAGTGCTGCATTTGATTCTGAACGCGCGGCAGAGTGTGCCGAACAGCTCAACGCGCTGCTGTTAATCATTTATGAAAATGAATCTGAAGGGATTTCCAAAAATAATCCTTTAGTCGGGAATGCTCTGAATCTCAGTGCCTGTATTCACCATTTTTTCCGTGAGCAGGCGCTGGGTGAGACCAGAGACCGCTTGTGTGGGCTGGGAGGTAATCATGGTTAAAGATCTACATAGTTGTGTTTCGCAGGCTGAAAAACTCAGCGCCCTGCTTCTGTTAATAAGCGAAACAAAAGACTGGCCGGACGAGGAGCAACTGTGTGCGCTTCATTATCTCGCATTCGATTTATCCTACGGCATTTCATCATGGTTAATCGCTGAAGGTGAGAAAAAGAAATGAGTAACTTAGTTGAACGTAATCGCACACGCCTTATTTACGCCAAAATGACAGAAGTAAGTAAGCGCGGATATATGGAACCCGTACAGCTGCCTGACGGAAAAACCACCACTATCGACCTTGAACCCGAAATATTAAAAAAGGCGCTGATTAAATTATTCGAACGTCCGGCAATGGCGGTTTCCTCTCCGGAGGATGCGGCAATAAAAATCAGCACACATTACAGAAACTGCCTCTCGCGTAATTTCGAAAAGCTGAACGAGACCGGAAACGCGTTTATTGCGTCACTACTTTCGAACCTGGTTGAGCAGGCTTTTGCAGAAAAGGAGCAGCAGTGATGAGCGCGATTAATTTCGAAGACGCAACGCTGACGGCAAAGCTGCACGTCGCACCCGACTTTACCGGCCGTGTAATTGCTTATTTCGAGAAAGGTGAGCTGAAAGCGGATATGCGCCTGCGCAAAGATGAACTCACCGCAACGCTCGATGGCTTTCTGGAATTCGCTAAGTCGGAAGGATGGACGGTCTGCCCCCCCATCCTCCACTGGATTAAGGGGCTGATGGCATGTCACTGACAGCGTTTAAAGCCCCTGAGTGGGTATTAGCACAGGCAGCCAGAAAACTCACTCAGTACCGCCGGGGTCGCCTGTTTGCCCGCCGGACTTACCGCAGAGGCTATCTCAGTCTGGCAGTTAATCCGCGCTGGCGTCTGCTGTCGCGGAACGGCGGCAGAGACTGGCAGCTCATGAGTCATTCCGATTACAACCAGGAGATTGAGAAGTGAACGACATCGAAAAAGCCCAGGTGGCCCGGCTGGTCAGCCGCCTGGAAGACCTTAAAGCGCGTTCCAACGGCACATTTAACCCACCAGCGTGGATGCTCGATAAAAACCGCTATGGCAAAAACTCTCTGACGCCTCAGGAGCAGCAGGAATGGGCAGAAAGTGTATCTCACTCCATGCGTTCAACCGTGGCCCTGAGCTATCTGATTGAGTGCGGCAACCGCTGGGGTATGCGTGACGGTCAGCACGTGTTCAGAGCCGGTAACACTGCGCTTGGTCTGACGCGGGAACTCATCGAAAACGTGCTGATAGTCCACGTTGAGAACGCAATTCTGTCTGAACAGCCAGAGCAGAAGTATCTCGCCGTTTATCTGTTTTACGCACGCAACGATGAAGAAAAGGAGCGTCGGGGATACTCATGGTTTTCCGACTTTCTGGATGACCTGTTTATTGATGTGGCGGCGCAACTTCGCGCTGGCGAAACCACTGCAATCAATTCACAGATCCACTGAGGTAACTATGGCTAACCAGAATAATGCGAATGTCTTTTCTGCTGAGTCCGCACACAAGGTTCCGGTGGCAAAGCACGCCCGAAAAAGAACGCGCGTCTACAGTCCTGATGAGTTTCTTGCGCTTCCATTTGTGCAGAAGTTCATTCAGGAAAACCCGAATCAATATTTCGTCCACGAGGAAACTGGCGAACAGATGATGGCACAGGAACTGGCCGAACTTTACTGCACCGTTAATAACGGAAAGAAACTTAAAAAGGCCCTGCGCCGTTCATTTGGAGCTAAATCATGAAAACTGATATTTCCCTGTCTCGCCTGCCTTCAGGTGGTGCTGTGTCGGCTCAGACTATCGACAGTCAGAAGTTGCTGCAAATGGTCAATGATGCCCGTAAAGAATGCGGTGAAAAACCGATCCGCAATAATGACTTCGTGGCTCGCATCAAAGATGAGCTCGATGGGGAGGCCTACGAAATTTTCGTAACCCCCATGGATAAAGCCCGTGGAGGCGCAGATCAGGTTGTTATCCGCATGCTCATCAAGCAAGCACTCCGTGTTGCAGCGCGGGAATCCAAAGGCGTGCGCCGGTCACTGGTCGATAAGCTGGAAGATATGCAAGACCCGGCTCCTGTGGATGCCATGCGTCTGCTGAGCGATCCGGCCACGCTGCGCAACCTGCTGATGAACTTCTCAGAGGATAACCAGCGTCTGAGCGGCGAAAACCAGCTTCTCAGCGCTACTGTCTCCAGCCTGGAGAAGCACTTCACCAAAGGCATGACAATCCCGGCATTCTGTAAATGCCTGAACGGTGTGAACATCAACAAAATGATGTGGTGGGCGCTTCAGCGCAACTGGGTTTACAACGAGCGCCGCGATCCAGAAAAAAGCCCTAAATGGCGTGTCGCCTCTTATGCCCGCCATAAATATCTCACCGAAGATGAAACGCACATCACTCCGCATGGCTCGGAGGAGTTCACCAGATTTACACCGGTTCTTCTGCAGGATGGCTGTCACCGTCTTTATCAGTTGTACATGCAGGGCAAGCTGCCGATGAAAAAAACCTGGAACGGCGAATTTTCTCACGACAAAGCGATTTTCGCGCCGGAGGTAAAATAATGAAGGGATCTACCTACTCGGTGACATTTGTTGCTGATTATCCGGATGGCGATCGTTATCCACTCAAAATTGAGGTTGAGGCTGAAGGCGTAGACCAGGCTACCAGTCAGGCTGTAAGTATTGCAGAGAGCTCCCGATTTCTGAAAAAAGACCTGGTACTCATGTCAGTAATTCCTGAACTTTGCCCGCCAGCACTGGACGGCATGAATCCTGACAGGTTGCTGAAACCATGCCCATTTTGCGGGAATGATTGCATTAGCCTGGTTGAAACGCTCCGTGAATTTGATGGAGAAAAAATGTTTTTCGTCAACTGCGGTTGCTGCAATGCAACGCAGCATCCGGACAGCAAGGAAGGCGCAATCCTTAACTGGAACGAAAGAACAGAACCGGAGACAGGAAGCAATGCACAGTAAATTCGATCAACCGATACGGACAATCCTCGAGCGCCACCAGCAGGCACTTACATGGATTGCTGATGCATACCTGTTCCATCTGGTCAGTCTGCATCGCCGCCCGATCTACCGTCACCAGTATGGGGATATTTCGCTGAATCAGCCAGCGCTGCAGGGGTTCATCGACTCTTACCTGGCTGATAAGGGCTGGAACATTGAGCGCCGCTGGTACCGCTACCTGCAAATGCTCGATTTCGTCTCGTATCTGGACCGCAGTAACACGGATTTCATCGACTGGGGTACCGTGCCAAAGCTGAAGCCGCGCGGCATCAAATGGCTGGATGCCTGCTTCTGGCAGCTGGGTGAAATGGTCAGTCGGCACGGTGGCTGGGAAACCTATGTGAAATTTACGGAGGGACAAACCCGTGAAAAAAGTTTCTGAACTGGCCCTGCTGACCCTTTTCTTTTCCAGCCTCGCGGGGATGGGATTAACAACGGGATTTTATTGTTTCTTTGCTGTGTGCGATTTGCTGAGAAGGATGATCGGATGAATAAGCTACTCGACATCGCGCTGATGGCATTCGTTGGTCTGCTGGTTGCAGGGCTGGGCTCCTGCGTTCTGATGATAGTTGCATTAATCATCAAGGCACTCTGGAGGGCGCTGGCGTCATGAAGTTTGAATTTAAGGATCATGGTGCTGTGGCCACGCTGACCATCACCAGCAGTCTGCTCGAGCTGCGCCGGCACAACCGGGCGGTCGATGCCGCCCTTCTCTCTGCTGATGTCCGCGCCAGGACGTCTGGTCTGTTCATTCGCCGGACGGTAATCAGCGGACCGGTTAATCGCAGCATGCGTGCGTACAAAGCAGCAGCACGGGAGGTGGCAAAGTGAGCAAGGCATTGAAAATCGCAGTCAGCATTTTCACCCTCATCAGCGCGGCGGGCTTCTTCTGCTGCCTTGCCGGCGGCATCAGATGGGGAACGTTTGATTGTGGTATGGGCTCGTTAACGACGCTGATCCCGGCAACGGCCTTTGCTGTCGCCGCGTTCTTTGCCAATGACGGAGGTGAATAGTGGCCAACATGCTGGCTGTTCTGTTTCTGCTGCTTGTGGCCTGGATTTGTATCGCCACCGCAGGTGAACCCCTGCGCGATGAAAAGGTATCCGTTATGTACGGATACCCACGGTACAAAAAGACCTGGCTGACCATCTATCACTACCGGGCAACCGATCGCTGGGTCTTTGAGTGGGATGATCTGTTTGATGCCGGCAGACCGAAAAGCTGGGGAGGTATTTCTGAATGCCTGATGTGCGCGGACAAAAAGTCAGGTGCAACGGATGAAGAATTCAAAGAGGCGTGGAAACGTTTAAAGAAAAGGGGAATGGCGTGATGAAAATGTACGCTGTGATTTACAAGCCAACCGGCGTTCCTGTTGGGCTGTTTGTTGACGCTGATAATGCCATCAAGCGATGCAGGTTTCTCTCAGACAGCAAGGATTTTGTCGTCTGCAAAGTGCAAATAAAAGAGCTGGAGCAGGTCAATTTCAAGCGAAATGGCGAAGATAACCATGAACAAAGCCTTTGAGATGATGATGCGGCGTCGTTATGGGAACCGCTGCGACCTCACCCGCGATATGCATGGTTATTACTGTCGCGAAATCGTGAAACGCATGTTTGAGGTGTGGTGTGAGTGTAAGGGGGAACCATCGTGCAACCGCTGACAGATAAACAGCAGGCAACGCTGGAATTTATCCTGGCATACATCCGTGAAAACGGCATGGCACCGACAAACAAGGAGATCACTGTCGGTATGGGATGGGCTTCAGCCAATAATGCACAGTCTCATTTGCAGGCACTGCAGCGCAAAGGCTGGCTGAAGATACGGCGTGGCGTAAGCCGGGGCATCGTGCTCACCGGCAGCGCCATCGTAGATATTCCCGACGTTAACAGCGGTGAATACTGGTTTGGCGGGGTATTTCAGCATCTGCGCTACGAGCGGGATGTGTATAAGGTTATCGAGGCGGCGGGACTGAAGGGGAGGAGCAAATCATGCTCACTGACGAAAGCGTAAAAATGAACACCATTATTATGATTGAGCCCAATGAATGGGTTACGGAACAGTTGCTGATCGCGGTGACCGGGCTTAAGCCGGGAACCATCACCCGTGCACGTAAAAAGGCCTGGCTACTGGGCCGGGAATATAAACACATGTCACCCGAAGGCGATCCAAAGCCCACCAGCGAATGCGTCTACAACCGGAAAGCGGTCGATGCCTGGATCGCATCGCAGAAACAACCAATCGGATGACCGTAAGAAATGAACGCGATAAGCTTATCAGGCTCCTGGGCGTCAGGAGGGAATAATGAGTAAAGCATCGTACCCAACAGGCGTCGAGAACCATGGCGGATCACTGCGCATATGGTTTCTGTATCAGGGTCAGCGCGTCAGGGAAAATCTTGGCGTGCCTGACACTGCAAAAAACCGCAAGGTAGCCGGAGAGCTTCGCGCTTCGGTCTGCTTTGCAATAAAGATGGGTAGTTTTAACTATGCAGCCCAGTTCCCGGCTTCGTCTAATCTGAAGCGCTTCGGGCTGGATAAAAAGGACATTTCTGTCGGTGACCTGGCGGAGAAGTGGCTGGATTTGAAGAAAATGGAAATCAGCGCGAATGCTCACCACCGTTATTGCTCGGTGTTTAAAAATTTGGTCCCCCTCATTGGTGCACGGCGCATGATTTCATCAGTAACCAAAGAAGAGTTACTGTTCATCAGGAAGGACTTGCTGACCGGGCAGACCGCGCCAAAGAAGAGCATTCTGAACGGTTCAAAAGGCCGCACGGTACCCACCGTAAATTATTACATGGCAACGATAGCAGGATTGTTCAGATTCGCAGCCGACAACGGTTATATGGCAATAAACCCCTTCAGCAGTATTACGCCGCTGAAAAAATCGAAAGCCGAGCCCGATCCTCTCAGTCGTGAAGAATTCAGTCGTCTTATTGATGCCTGTACGCACCAACAGACAAAAAACCTCTGGTCGCTGGCAGTATATACGGGTGTCAGGCATGGAGAGCTGGTTTCACTTGCCTGGGAGGATATCGATCTTAAAGCAGGCACAATGACAATCAGGCGGAATCATACCAAGTTAGGGGAATTCACACTTCCTAAAACTGATGCTGGTACCGATAGGGTTATTCATCTTATTCAGCCAGCCATTGAGGTACTAAAAAGCCAGGCAGAGCTCACCCGCTTGGGTAAGCAGTATCACACAGAGGTCAAGCTTCGCGAATTTGGTCGCTCCGTCATTCATACCTGCACCTTTGTATTTAACCCCCAAGTTGTTCGCAGGAATGAAGCAGCAGGGCATCATTATTCCGTTTCTTCGCTTGGTGCAATGTGGGAGTCACCCATCAAGCGTGCAGGTATAAGATACCGTAAGGCATACCAGTCCCGTCATACCTATGCGTGCTGGTCTTTATCTGCAGGTGCAAATCCGGCTTTTATTGCCTCTCAGATGGGGCACTCTAGCGCCCAGATGGTTTTCAGCGTTTATGGAAAGTGGATGCCGGAAAACAGCGGTGAGCAGGTAGCATTACTTAATCAGAAACTGACAGACTATGCCCCATACGTGCCCCACAGACTAACCAGCTAA